AAACAGAAGCCACTGGAGCACCTCAAAAACACCATCATACACTAAATCAGTAAGTTGGCAGCATCACCAAAACAGCATAACATAAACGTGGTAATCGTATTTTCAATTTCAGGCTGCAATCGCTTTAACTCCAGCGCCGGACGATGCTGTCGATTACTGGAAGCAACCGCCCCCGCCATCTCTTGCGCCGGATTGTAATCAATTAACCCGCTTTGCACTGCATAACGCATGATGGCCGTGGTGCGCTGTTGAAGGCGGGAAGCCACTTCAAGACGTCCGGATTTCTCCACGGCCTTAATAGGAATTAACAGATCGCGGGTGCCTAGTTCAGCAATGTTGCGAGCACCAATTGCCGGGAAGATATTGTCCTCCAGGCTCTTTTTTACACGATTAGCATGATCTTCCGACCATTTTTGGTTGGTTACGAGCCACTCTCTGGCAACCTTCTCGAAAGTAATAATCTCTTTCGCCTGCTCTTCTTTCACAGCACGCTTATGTTCACGAGGATCGATACCAGCAGCTACCAGCTTTCTGGCCTCTTCCCTTTTCTTCCGCGCATCCGCCAGCGAAACATCCGGGTAAACACCGAACGCCATCAAATGTTGTTTACCGCCAAAACGGAAACGAAATCGCCAATACTTTGAACCGCCAGGTTTTACAAGTAAGGACATGCCGTCGCCGTCAACAAGTGAATACTCTTTCTCCTCAGGTTTCGCAGAGCGAACTTTAGTATCCGTTAGGGCCATAATGGTCTTCCTTCCATTGGTATCTCGTGAGTATACAAGCAATATCGAATCGGCAAATATACTCATTAGTATACTCACAAGCCTGTTGATGTGGGTTGAGTCAGGTTGACTTCAGTTGAGGAGAAAAGCTGGAAAAGCCTTGTGTGGCGCGGATTTCAGGCATAAAACAAGACCTCAGTTGAGGTCTATTTACATACTTTTGGTGCGAAGGCCGGACTCAAATTACAACTTAAAATGTTAAATATAAAGAATTTATTTACCACAACTCATTAAAGTGCCCCCATTTGTGCCCCCATCATTTTTTAACCCCTTTCAAACGACAACACATTGATAAGAAAGATTAATAACTTCAAAACATGATCTCCGGTTTGGATCCGTGCTACGGATCCAAACCGGAAGAATGAAGAACCTAAAAAAAACTTTTTTTACGGAAAACTGTTCACACTGTTCACTCGCCATTATTTGTCTTTAATTTCAATGCGATATGCAGTGAACAGTCCGTGAACAGTGAACACTTTACTGTTCACTTTCCGGGATTTCAGGTAAAAAAAGACCGGCTGATGCCGGTCCGGGTAGGTTATGTCGCGGTGGTTTCGTCGCACCGGGGCAGCCAGTCGGCGTTGCTTTCCTCCCTGAGCGCAAGGTTCGTCTGCATCCCCTGATTTGTTCGCCGCCTGGCGTAATTCAGCCCGTACTCTTTCAGCATCGATGACAGCCCTTTGCCGAACATGGTCAGGCTGAGAGTGTTCTTGTAGCCGTGCGCCTCCATGTAAACCAGATAGGCGTGATACAGGTACAGGCGCGGCTGTCGCGGGATGATATTCGCATTCCCCATGTACATACCGTCAGGCTCGGGCAGCGCCTCCAGATAGCCACAAAAATCGAATGTCGGGTCAGCGTCGCGTTTGATGCTGAGTGCCTCGTCGGAGTTCTGCTGCGACTGGAGCAGTGTTCGCGCGGTCATCGGGTCGCTGAACGTCTGCATAAGCTGGCGCACGATGACGGCCAGCTCCCGGGCGATTTTATCTTTCAGCGTCGGGTCACGCTCTTCCGGGGCAATCTGTTCCGGGAAGTGCATTATCACCCGGCGACGTGACACCCCGCCGCTGCGGTCGGTGAAGCGCATCGGATTGTTGTTTACGGCCAGTATCACCGCCGGAATATGGGTGGAGTACGCATCGCGGTATTTCGGGTCAACGGAGACCGCATCCCCGCCGGTAATGGCCTTGAGTCCTGCCCCGTCACCGCTCCATTTTTCCTGGTCAGGCAGACGTATCAGCGAGAAGCCAATCAGCGCCGCGCGTTCGCGGGGGGATTCCAGCGTCTCGATGGTGGCCGACGTGGCGTTATCTTCTCCGGCGAGCATGGTCGCAATTTCGGCCAGAATACTTTTCCCGCTGCCACCGGGACCGGTCACTTCGAGGAAGAGCTGCCAGTCATAACGGTTCGCCAGCACCATAAACAGCGCGGCGAGTATCACATCCCGTTTATCGGCGCGCGAACCGGCAGCGCGGTCGAGCCAGCGCCAGAAATTCGGCGCGTGCGTCTCCAGCGTTTCCCCCGCCACCGGCGGGGTGAAATCCACGTCGCACAGCGTGCGCAGCCAGTGCGTTTTGCTGTGCGGGCTGAATATATTGCTTTTGGTATCAAGCACGCCGTTGCGAAAGCCAATCAGCCGCCGTGCCGGGGCGTCCTGCTGCGGAATAATCAGTTTCAGGGTGTCCACCACCGAGGCAATTTTCCCCGATGAGAACGGGGCGCGCAGACGCTGGAACAGCCCGGCCACGTCGCGCGCAAAGTCCGACGGCGGAATGATTTTCCATATTCCCGCCTCATAGCGGGACAGGAGCTGCCCGTTCGCATCCACCGCCAGCGCTTCGCCGTAATGCTCATGCACCCGCATGGCTTTCTCACTGGTGCTCATGGCGGTAAATTCCGCCTCGCTCATGGTAGAGAAAGGGCTTTCAGCCGGTGGCCGGATGGCGTCATACATGGCTTTACGCATGGCCTCCCCGCCGTGCTGTGTATACGCATCATTCCAGTCACCGAACACCGGCGGCAGGGCGACCACGCCCTCGCAGGACTCTGCGGCCGCAGACGCTTTGGTCTGGCCGTCGCCGTTAAGGTCGCGGTCGGCGGCAATGACAATCCGACAGGCCGGGAATTTGTGACGGGCAAGGCTCGCCAGAGAAAGGAGGTTCACGGAGGACAGCGCCACCATGACGGTTTCGCCGGTCAGGTGATGCACGGTGAGCGCGGTCGCGTAGCCCTCCGCTATCCACAGCCGTTTTCCCGCCTCTTTTTTCCCGTCGAGAATATGACACGCCCCTTTCACCTGACCGCCTTTCAGGGTGCGCTTGAGACCGTCCGCGTTAATGAGCTGGACGTTAACCAGTTCGCCGCTATCGTCATACAGCGGGACAACTAAATCACCGGCGCGGTACGTCACACCGCCGGTTTTATGCAGGGTGGTGAGCGTCAGACATTCCCGGCCGGGGAAGCCCTTGCGGGTGAGGTAGGCATTGCCGGTGGCCGGGCGGGCTTTCTCCATCAGTTTTACGGCCAGCGCGGCGGCGGCTTTGCGGTCGGCCTCCGTTTCAGCCTCTGCGGCCACAGTCACCGCCGGGGAAACCGGCGGCAGGTTGCCGGTCACGGCGTTCACCTTCCCGGCCGCCTCTGACGGGGTCACGCCGAACACTTTCTCAACCAGTTTCAGACCGTCCCCCGCGCCGCACTGGTTACAGAACCACGTCCCGCGTCCCTCTTTATCGTCAAAGCGAAAGCGGTCGGAGCCGCCACACACCGGACAGGCCTGATGGCGGTTTTTAATCACCTTTACACCCAGCGCCGGGAGAATGCGCGGCCAGTGGCCGCACGCCTGTTTGACGGTGTCCGTTACGTTCATTTTCATTGTTATTTTCTCCCTCAGTGCAGCGCCGGTGCGGTGATATGACGGGCGCAGAGTTCATCCATCACGGTCAGCCCGAGAAAAGACAGCGACGGCGCGGCCTTGAGTGGTCCGGCTTCCATTAAATCTTCGAGCAGGGCACAGGCAATCTGACGGCCTTTTTCCTCGCCGTGCTGGCGCAGGTAGAAGCCCTCCAGCTCGGTCGCAATGGCGCTTTCCAGCGTACTGAGCGTGAGCTGCGGGTAGCGGTGCTGACGTTCGCACAGGGTCAGCCAGGCACAGGCGACCGCCCGGCGATAGAGCGCAGCGCGCAGAACGGGAGATAATGCGGTTTTCATACACTGCCCTCCCCGGTCAGCCAGCGCTGATTGCAGCGGTCGACCACACCATCGAGCCGGGCAGTCATGAGGTAAATCACCGAGGTGAGCTGTAGCGGCTGCGCCGGATTGTGGCGCAAAGAGGTGCAGTCCTGCACCTGCATCAGGTCGCCGACAAGCTGGCCGACATTGCGAAGATGTTCGAGACATTCAAGGTCTGCCCGGCTGATGGTGGGCTGGTTTATATTCTGTGGCCGTTCCGTACTGTTAACAGGCATTATTTCGTCTCCTGAGGACGTGCGTATCCCTGCGCAGATACGCACATTTTATTTTTGGGTGTCGTTTTTAATTACAGATAATGGCGGTAGCTGTTATCCGGTTTTATTTCCGTTTCCGGCCTGAAATTATTCCGCCATTTATGCGCCACCGGCGCCGGACGTTTAACCGGGGGAATATCATCAGGATAGTTATCGATATTCCGCGCCCGGTATTGCTGTAATGCCGGGTCGGCCGCTATTTCGCGTAATACGACGTGGCGGTTTTCAGGGTTACGTTTAAATACATCGGGATGCTCACAGGTAAAGTCCCGCAAAAAACGGCCGAGCGGAATCTCTGCCATGCGGCCACCGGCAATAATACGAATGAGGATGGTGTAGGTGCGCCGGTACGGGTTCCAGACCAGCCCCGGACAGCGGTACGGCATATCCCACGGAATACCGTCGGCCAGCACGCCCGACACCACCACGTCAGGAAATCCTGTACAGCGATATATTTCACCCGGCTGAGGGAAATCAAACATGGTGCTCCCCTCCGTTTCCTGACGTCGTGGCGAGAAAGTCACGGCACAGACCTTTGGCTTTTAGCTCTTCCAGGACGTAGCTGACGTCCTCATGGATATAACTAAAAATCTGCGGCAGGTATAGCTGGTGTAAACCGTTCAGTTCACGGCGCAGCAAATCTCCACCGATGAACTGCGAGACGGCGCTGGCGCGATTGAGTTTATGGTACGCCTCTATGCTGAGGTGTTCCTGCATGGGGTTAAGGTCATCACGACGCGCTGAGACGGTCTGAGGGGTGTTTTTATTAGGCATGTGATACCTCAACAACCGGCAGACGGGCGGCAAGGGAAAGCACGTATTCCCGGACAAGGGTGCGGCGGGCGGCCAGCTCGTCACCGGCCACGGTGCGGAGCATACAGATACGGGGTTTACGGTCTGCGCGACGGACGGCGGCAAACACAAAGACAAACTGCGGGTGTGACGGGGTGAGGGTCGTAGCCATAGGGGCAACCTCCTTGAAGTAGCGGTTATTGCCACCACCGGAGTTCCTACACTCATGGGTGGTAGCCCGGACGGGGGTAGGAATACCGGCCTTCAAGGAAACCGGCCAGCCCGAGGGCTGCCCCGCCCGGACCACCATTATCTGATACAGGCCAGTGTGAAACCACCACAGACCAAAAATAAGGTGTGCCTGAGCAACGACGTAAAAAAAGACGCATGGCGCGTCTGGTGTCGCCTTGAAGTAACACGGGTTCCTACGCCCGGCTGTCGATTTTGCGACAGCGACAAAACTGTACCAGGAAACACACAACGGATGCAAGCCAGAAAAAGGGACTTTGTGAGAATGGCTCTGATTCATGCGTCGTATTTCCGGTTGCGGTGCGCGACACGTTCTGCCATCCACGCCGTGATTTCAGACTGTAGCCAGGCGACATTTTTACCCCCTAGGGAAACCTGCGCCGGGAAAGCATTGCGGGCAATTAAATCGTAGAGCGTGGAACGGGACAGGCCGCACTGATGAATGACTTCCGGGAGACGTAAAAAACGTTCCTGAGCCGGGGCTGAAACCGGCATCGGGTGCGTGCCAGTGGAGGAAGATGGTACTGATGAAACTGTGTGCATAACGCTACCTCGTTAATATCCGCAGAGATCCGGACGTGTCCGTCCGGTATCAGGTAGCGCTCTATTTTGTGAATATTTTTTCTCAATGCAACAGGGGGAAATTGTACAAAGCACGGGACAACGGGTGCTGTTTTTTTACTCAAGACCATTTAAAGGCACTGGAAGGAGTTATAAGGCACTGGAGATTTCAAAAGTGAAATGCAAATTGATTTAATCACCATAAGAGCATGAATTAATAGGATATACCGCATAAAATTTACATTCGGGATGTTCAGACCAGTGAACAGTAGTGAACAGTTGGTGAACACTTCTTTCTCAACTGTTCACTCTTTAATTTATTGTTTTACTTATATTTTTATACTGAGTGAACAGTAGTGAATAGTTATTAGTAAAAAAACAAACAGAGTGAGGGGTTTACCTGCGACCTTTCTCTGGCCAGCCGGGTTTTTAAGTCCTGTTTGTGCCACGTCTGCTACAACGGCAATGAATCGAGTTGTTGTCTGAGGGACGGCAGAATGGCGTCAGGTTGAAAACACAGAGAGAACCCGACGATGAAACCAGATTTGTTTACCGCAGTAATGAAAACCATCGGCAGCACGCAGGATGAGAACATCCGCACGGCCATTGACAGCGCACTGGATACCCTTAACGAGAAAGCAAACCAGAACGCAGAGGCCACGATAAATAACGCGCTTGAGGCATTCAGCAAGGCCAAATCCGCGCACACGGAAAACATGCTGAAACTGAATGATATTGATGCGGCTATTACCCGCAGCGAGAAAGAGCGTCAGAACGCCCTGAATGAAAGTGCCGAAGCCGAACAGAACTGGCGTACCCGTTTTCGCGAACTGCGCGGCATGATGACCCCGGAACTGAAAGCCGAACACAGTCAGCGAGTGGCCGGTCGGGAGCTGGCGGAGGAATTCACCGCCCTGATTGATGAACTCAACGATGATAAGGCCAGTACCATGCTGTCCGCCTGTACATCAGGAGATAAGTACGTCGGCACGCATTTTACGGTGTTCTCTGCCTACTCCCGGAATGAGTGGGCGACCGTGATGAAAGACATCCCTCCCTCACTGGTGCGCGCATTTGCGTTACGTCTGCGTGAACTCGAAATGAAGGGGGAAGAACACCCTCACAACATTCTCATTCAGGAACTGGGGGAGAATGTACTGGCGCAAAGCAGGTATTACACATTCAACATGGCGCAGGTGTCAACGACGGATGAAAAGTGATCCACTTATATCTCCACCAACGGCCCAATATTGATCCACCGTTTTAC